AACTTGGATTGTCAATTAATGGCAGTAACCTCTGCAACGAAATCCATCTCGCAACAAGTGAAGAGCGCACAGCAGTCTGTTGCCTCTCCTCAGTCAACCTTGAGTTCTACGACGAATGGAAATCAAGCGGCATGGTTGGAGACCTTATCCGATTCTTGGACAACGTCATTCAATACTTTATTGACCACGCACCAGAAGAACTTGGAAAAGCTGTTTACTCAGCTTACAGAGAACGCTCAGTCGGTCTCGGAGCAATGGGCTTCCACGGATACCTCCAAAGCAAAAGCATAGCTTGGGAGTCTTGGCAGGCGGCGAGTGAGAACTATGGAATCTTCAAAGACATCAAATCCCAGGCTGTCGAGGCAACCTATCAACTTGCTGTCGAGCGTGGTGAATGCCCTGACGGAGTTGGTACAGGGATTAGGAACATGCATCTTCTGGCTATCGCTCCTAACGCTAACAGTAGCATCCTATGCGGTTGCTCTGCCTCTATTGAGCCTCGCATATCTAATTGCTTTGTTCATAGGACGAGAGCGGGATCTCACACGGTTCGTAATCCATACTTGGAGAAACTCTTAGATGATAAGGGCCAAAACACCAAGAAGGTCTGGCAAAGCATCCTTGAAAACGAAGGCTCTGTACAGCACTTGGAGTTCCTATCCGACGACGAGAAGGCTACATTTAAGACAGCATTTGAACTCGATCAGGGATGGGTGGTCGAACACGCCGCTAAAAGACAGGATTTTATATGTCAGGGGCAGAGTGTTAACGTGTTCTTCCCATCCGGTACTGACAAGGCTCTTGTTAATCAAGTACATCTCAAGGCGTGGAAGGAAGGGCTTAAAGGATTATATTATCTACGCACGACTGCAGGTGTTACAGCGGAGAAGGTTGGGACTAAAGTAGACCGTAATGCACTGAAGGACTTCGATGACGATGATGTCTGTGTGAGTTGTCAGGGATAACATAGTATCTAAGTTGTAGCTTCTAAAATACAAATGGATAATATATTGGCTATTGCATAGGAATACTATGCAAAGGAGAAAATGAGGAGTATGAGTTTAAATCTGAAGTTAAAGAAGACTTGGCTGAGACTGCTGAAGGCGTCTTGTAATAGTAAATGGGATAAGGCTCGCAAGTTACATGCGAAGATCATCGGGCTGGAGTTGGAGATTAGAGTCCTTGAAAAGTCAGACGGAAAATCTAATTAGTAGATTAGAGTTAGTAAAAGATATTGATCCATTCAACAAGAAACTACTTAATGACTGTCATGATACTCTGAAGACTTTACTGACAGAGATTGAGCGGTTACAATATCACAACAATAATTTAATGAACGTAATTTATCAGAACCACCATGATATGGAGAACTAAATGGCATTACTGGAGAGTAATACAACCTATAAACCATTCAGCTACCCTTGGGCAGTGACCTACGCTACAGAGCATGAGCGTATTCACTGGATCGAGGATGAGTTAGAATTACAGACAGATGTTAACCATTGGAAGTCTGATGTGTTAACAAAACAAGAAAAGAATCACATTACTCAGATTCTTAGATTGTTCACGCAAACCGATGTAGCAGTCGGTACAAACTACTTGGAGTATTATATTCCCAAGTTTAAGAACAACGAGATCAGGGCAATGTTGACTGCATTTGCATCAAGAGAATTTATCCATCAGAGGGCTTATGCGTTACTCAACGATACACTCGGATTGCCCGAGACAGAATTTACAACATTCCTTGAGTACAATCAGATGGCTGAAAAGGTTGACTTTATGGGTGACATTGACGTTCATAGCCATCATGGAACTGCTCTTGCTCTTGCTCGTTCTGTCCTAAATGAAGGTATGAGCCTGTTCAGTGCCTTTGCAATGCTCCTCAACTATCAACGATACGGTAAGATGCCGGGAATGTGTACAGTCGTAGAATGGTCTGTACGAGATGAATCACAACATGCCGAGGGTATGGCTAAGTTGTTTAGGGAGTTCTGCAACGAGCATCCGAGAGTTGTGACTGATGATTTTAAAAAAGATATTTATGAAATGTTCCGTACTGCAGTCAAACTGGAAGACAAGGTTATTGATCTTGCGTATGAGATGGGTGACATGGAAGGTTTGTCGCCAACGGAAGTTAAGCAGTATATCCGATACTTGGCCGACCGGAGGCTCATCCAGTTGGGTCTCAAGTCAAATTGGAAAGTCAAAGAGAATCCCCTCCCGTGGATGGAAGAGCTACTTGGTGGATCGTCTATGTCGAATTTCTTTGAAAAGCGTGTTACAGACTATAACTCGCATGGACTAAAAGGAGATGATTGGGGATGGTAAGTTTTAGGTTACACCATGTGTTTGGATTGTCTGCAGAGACTGTGCAGTCTCAACCGGTCCTAGGTTGGGCAGAAGGTGATGACATTGAAGACGCCCAAGTGTATTTCTTTGATGGTTATGTGATTAACATCCCCTTTGTTAAAATTATGATAGGGGAAGTCTTTGAGGTCTTTGAATAGCTTCACTCTCCAGTGAGCCTTGCCCCGCTAGTCGGGGCTTTTTTTATTGTACTCCGTATTGCTGACGTAGCGCTTCAACCTCTTGTGTTCGACGCTCATCTTCAATCCCAACACCCGTACCACCGGCCATTGTTAAGATACCACGCATTGCAGAAGCCGGAATCTTTTGTTCATTCTCGTAAGCCTTGACAATTGTCTTAGTCAAGTTCAGCAACCGATCAATCTCATCCGCCTTAGTAATGTACTTTGCCATCATATTAGGCAACATAGCGACAACAACACCAACAGCTTTATCTGTAAGACCACGCTTAGGATTGATCACGGCCTCAGCACCAGAAGCCTGACGAGAGCGAATTGAAAGAGCTAACTCGCCACCGGGACCACGAGAAAGGATCTGAGCCTGTTTGATTAGTTTGTCGATCTTACCAACAGTCTGAGCATCGAATAGAGCTTCAAAGGTTCGACGGAATTCTGGATCAGCCAATTTAGATTCCAGACCACGCATTTGCTCGATACCTTTACCACCTTCACCAGACAGCGCACCTTCTAGGAACGATCTACGCAGTCCGTTCAGAGGATCGCTAACGGTTCCTTTAAACTCTCCAGACTTCTTTAGCTTCTTAGCTTCTGCAACTAGACGCTTGATATCCTTGACAGGGGTAGTACGTCCGGGAGATAGAAGAGTACGAGCAACAAGCTCAGGGTCTTTCTTTAGAGCCTCTATCATAGTGTCGTTAAACAAGGTACGCTGAGACTTAGAGTAAGCCTGCATCGCCTTCGTATACTGCTCAACAAGCTCAGGCTTTGCTTTCCCTGCTTGCTTCAACATCTGCTCTTCAAAGTTTCTGACTACACCTGCTAGTTCTGCAACAGCAGGATCATTAGCAGTTGCCGGATCGCCCTTGAGTGCTGTTAAACGATTCTTGAGACTCTTGAGTTTCTTGAATGCTGTTGTGAATGACATGTTAGGAGTAAGAGACAAGATGTCATCATACGCAGACTTGATCTGTGAATCCAAGAAAGGCACTTTACCACCACGAGCGGCAATTGCTTTAGCGCTCTTGGTCAGTCCTTCCATTGCTTCGTACTTACCTGCAGTAGCAAAGTTACGGATACCTTGGATACTAATCTTCACACCCTGTCCCGCTGTCTCTAAAGCGTCAAAGACTTTCTGGTAGGCTTCTGATGAAGCTACCCGAGTGTTCTCGATGAGGTTGTGCATCAAGTCGCCAGTTTGCTCAGTAGAGAGCCTAGACTGACTACGGATTAAGGCATCAATCTGCTCGTCCATGTACTGTTGCTGGGCATCGGCAATTGTTTTAAACTTCGATCCAACACCAATACCACCTTCAGCGGCTGATTCTAAACCTTCCACAACAGCATCATCTGGCTTCGCCTGAGTGCCACGCAAAGATGCCCCACGGCGCCTAAGCTCTTGTTGTAATTCAATAACAGCATCAACGTCATCAGCCGATTTAGACTTAGGTAAGATTTTACCCACCAAGCGACCTGCATCAGCAATGATGTCAATGGCCTTCGCACCAGTGATATCTAGTAAACCTTCTTGAGCGGCAGTACCAACTACTTGAGCAAGTTTATCTGTGTCTGTACGCAACGTCCCGATGTCTTCAAAACTACCTGCTTCACCAGTAACAATCTGACGACCGGCTTCACCTGCGCCTGCACCAGTAAACGCACCAATAGCACCACCAACAATAGCACCTGCAGGCCCAAGAGGAGCGCCTAATGCGGCTCCTGCGGCGGCTCCTGATAAACCACCAAGCTCCGGCATGAGATCAATCGCAGATGCTTTGACTTTATCAAAGAATCCCGGCTCTGCATTCTCATCAGTCGGCGTAGACTCTACAGCCTGTGCAAGTGTTTGTTGTGCTAGTTTTTTTAACTGTGAAGGTGTTAGAGGCTGATCTGTCTTAAAGGTCTTACCATTAATTGTATATGTTGGCATTAGTCGACCCTCTCAATTGTCACTCCATCTATTGTGACAGACTCACCAACCCCAATCTCTTGTGGCTCTTCGTCTGTAACACCCGCTTCTGTGGCATCCCACGTTACTCCGTATCTACCTTCCCAATCAATCGTCTCAGCTTTATCTAACCATGCCTTCTCAACCCCGGCAGAGTTACCATAGTTATCAGAGAGGTATTGAGCATAAAAATTATTGTACTCAGCATCAAGAACAGACATTTTATAAAGACCGTTTAAGAAACGTCCAATGTATGCCGCATTATCATCTTTGCCGGGGAATCTTGACAACGCTAACTCAACATCTTTATCAGATGCCGCGCCCGGTGGTAGATTAGCTAGACCGTCAGCGATACGGAGACCTTCATATTCCTTTTTTAAGTTATCGATCTCAGTCTGTCCACCGACAAAGCTCTTGAAGCTACCAAAGAACGATCCAAGTACACCGCTCATTGGTGCTTCAGTTAAATATCGATCACGAAGATTCTTAGCTTGTGAAGCTCTAGCACGGGCTGATCTAGCACTGTTACTAGCTTCTCGGATGGCTTTTTTGTCTGCAGAGCCTAGAGTTCCGGTAGCGTCTTTAGCCGCCTTAGCCTCGTCTAGCTTAGCTTGCTTAGCTAACTCTAAAGCCTGTATACCCGCTTTAGTCAGTCCTTGGTTGATAAGTTGCTGTCCAAGTTGCGTGTAGTATTGTGATTGGTTTTCTGCATCAAAAGGAACAGACTTACGGATCTCTTCGATCTTAGAAGCCTCTGCCGCGCCTTTCGGTTGTGCGCCAAACATCCCAGCAACACCGCCTGCTAGATTTGATGTAGAGCGATAGAGTTGTTGTGCGATAGGATCTGAATACGCACGAGCCTCTGTAGCAATACGCTCTTGAGCAAGAGCTTCTACATCTCTAGGTGATGAAAACAAACCTAGGATTTCTGATTGTTTAATTGCCATGTCTGATCCTTATTTAGATGAATCGTTTACCGGGTGTGAAAGTACCCTGAGTAACCGTTCCTTGAATGTTTGGACGATAGTTGGGAGCCGCAAAAGATTGTTGTGTTGGGGATTGATATACAGGGGATTTAAACATTTGACTATAATCTAGACCACCTAACATATTACCAACACCGCTCCATCGCGCCGCTTGCTGTAATGCCGATTGATTCGCTGATGCCGCTTGAGTCGATGCCGCATTAAGCATACCTTGCGCTGTGGCTGAACCTGCCGCACCTGCCGCTGTACGCTCTCTAGCAGATAACGCACTTCCGAGGTCAAGAGCGCCTGCGCCCATTGCCTCAAGACCAGAGGCTTGCCCAAGCAAGGCTTGATATGGAGCCAATTGCTGTGCAAGACGACCTGCCTGATATTGCTCAAAAGACTGTCCAGTGCCGAACAATCCAGTACCTCTAGCAAGTTGTGCATCAATGTCTTGCTGGGCTCTATCAAGAGATTCTGCAGAGATCAGTTTATCCTGCCGAGCTTGTTCACCTAATAAGGCGGACAGATAAGGATTGGTTCGAGCCCCTGTACCACCTTCTACAGAGAGTCCTGTTAAGCCTTTAGAGGCTAGTTCGCTAAAGAGGCGTTCTTGATCCTCTGCTCGGCCTGGGGCCGCTAATTCACGCATCCTAGCGACACGTTCTTGAGCCGCTTGCATTGGGTCCATACTAATACCGGCAAGAGCTTGCTCGCCAAGACCTGCATACTGCTGTGCTAATTGACCATAATAATCATCAGTTGCCAAAGCCTGCGTCAGCGCGCCGGGGGCTAGACCCATTAGTTGTTCTTGTTGTGCTTTTAGCTCCGGAGAAAGATCGTACCCGGCCTCTGTTAGATAACCTTCGTCATCCATCGCATAACGAGTACCACCAAACGCAGTGGTCACTCCGACTGGACGGAACTTATTAGCTTCCGCTTGAATACGAGCGGCCTCAATCTGAGCGGCGGCTTGTCGATCTGCGGCGCCTCGTTGAGCGGCGGCGGCTTTATTGGCCCCTACGAGACCGACTGCGGCTGAGCCGACTGTTGCGCTGACTGGATCAGGCATGGCTAAATTCCTCTAGATAGTCTTGGTATGTTTCACCATACATTTTTGCAATATAAGAAGCCACGGTAGTCGTGATTTCAAACCCATGAACAAGTGTAGTTACTGTTAAAATTAAATCGTAGTAAGCGGCTCGCCAAACATAGGACACTTCATTGGCTTCGCCAGACTCTTCCATCTGATTCGATGCACACCACTTCAATACAAGATTTGACATGATTGGAGCTAATGCACTCTGATACTCTTGATAGAAAGCGTTAATTGGTAAGACCACTAGAGTCTTATAGATAACTTTTTGTTTTTGATCACTGGACACTTCATCGTTGTCATACCAGTCGTCTAAGCCTTGTAAGACATCCCAGACATCTAAGAGCCACTGAGAAGCGACTTCAGGGATTTCTAAGTTGTCGAGGTGTATTTTTAAATCTGTGTTCATGTCTTCATGATATAAGCAAGGGCGTAATATGGAGGTAAGTTTGCGTTTGTTCCTGATACACCTGCATCAGTAATAGTTGTTGTCGTACTTGTTGACACAGAAATACCTGTAGTAGCTGTGCCCGAGGTTCCAGTGACATCATTACCAACAGTGGTTCCAGAATCGAACGAGTTGTTTTGGCTACCAGAGTTCGGTACAGAGTGATTGTGTCCGGGATCTGTTACACTGGAGGATGAAGTTGACGTTGCAGTATGTCCGTGAGAGACAACAACAGCATCTGCACTACCACCAGTAGCATCAACCGCATAAGTATCTCCAGCGCCAACTACAAAACTATTACGCAAATCAGGAGTGCTGTTTGTACCATCACAAAGAACAAAACCTGTTGGAATATTAACAATAGCTCCAGACCATAATAATATAGCCCCAGAAGGTACAGAATTAGCCGTTACAAACGCCGTTGTTGCTAACTGTGTTGTATTTGTGCCTGCAGGAGCGGTAGGCGCTGAAGGCGTCCCAGTAAGTGCAGGAGAGTTTGTATCAGCCTTAGTGGAAATTGAGTTCGCTAAAGCATTAAACTCGTTATCAATCTCAACGCCTTTGACTTTTTTGTTAGCATCACCGACAGGTAAGGCATCTTTAGCGGCAAAGTTTGTTGCCTTAGTATAGTTACTCATGATACGATTTTCCCGTTCTTAGCGAAGATATCCATCTTCTGAATTGATAAAGCACCACCATCAATGTCAGCTTCAATACCGATCTGTAGTACCGCTCCCTTACCACCAAGGTTAAGAGAGATGTTATCCAAGACAATACCAGATGAGTATTCAGCTTCGTTGTCTGTATCGTCATCCGAGAAGTACTGGTCTACGTTATACTCAGATGTAATACCTTCAGATAAAACAAAGGATGTTGCGTTATAGTCGATGTTGTAATCAAATGCCCATTTCAATGCGGCATCTTGCTTAGTTGCTCCGATAATTGCTAGGCGTACTTTTTTAAGAATTTTCTCTAGTGTCGAGTTATCAAAGTCAAAATAGTTTGTGTAGTAAGATAAACGATAAGTCGTACCATTGTCGGTAAAGCCTGCATAGCGTCCTACATAGCCTACTTGTCCTAGTAACAATGTATTGTCTTTAAGGATTGTGTAGGAAGATGGTGTAATATCTGTCCACAATGTGACACGGCGACTTCCATCCTGTAACTGCGCTCGCATATCAAAACAATATGTATAACCAGTTGCAGGTAGTGTCAAAAGATAAAACGCATCCTTTGGTGAGTACACAGACTTAATGCGATATTGAGACTCACCGGCAGTGTATTGAACAATCTCATCTCGGACGTTTTTAGACACATCACCAATCGGTGACGATTGCTCTTGGATAACACGACCAATGGTTCGCACCCCTTCGGCGGATAAGAAGACAACATCTGTACCGACATTTTGTACAGAGTCCCTAGCAATACATCCAATCCCTTTAATGTGATCAGTCATTTGGAATGACGTACCAGTAGGATCTTCAGCGCCTGCAAAGAACGCAATGTTTCTACGTCCAAAGATCACTAGGCGATTGTTGTAGTTACTGATTGCAGTAACATCATCATCCTCACCAAAGATTTCACGAATATTAATCTGACCTGAACCAGTACCGGTAAAACTCTGAGGCTCTAAAATCTTTGTCCAGTAAACGATATTGTCTTCAGCGGCCCACACACGGTTAAAACATGATGCTCCACACTGGAGATGCGTAAATGGGACACTGGTGTATTCTTTGTAAGTGTCAGCAGAGGCATCGTAGTAAACAGGTACATGCCCATCTTGAACAAACACTGCATGATTGTTATATGTAATAATCTGCCAATCATCGTCTGTAATTGTAATTGCAGAGGTATCATCTGCAGTTAACTCTACAGGGTCTGAGTTACCATCTAACTTCCAGAGCTTGTTGTTAGCAGTAAACAGGATCTCTAAAGACCCGTCAGACTTGGTAAACTGTGAAATGGCTCTAACAGCGCCAGTGACGCTGGCAGAGGTGTTAGAGTAAGTCGTCCACCCTTTACGGCTACCAATACGACCAAACTTGTCAATAATGCAGTTTGTAGCCTCTAGAGCAAACCCACTAGAAATGGTAATACCAGACTCCTGAGTATTTAACCCATAGAAGCCCGGTGCGGCTAGAGAGACTGCAGAGAGTCTACCGGCCATTACACTTCTCTCCAGATTAACTCATCACCAAAACGATTAGCATCAAGAGCAATATGATCTGACAATGAGGTAGCGGCTAATGCTGTTGCTTCCTGTGCCGCGATACCACCGTCTTCACCTCGCTCTGCGACTGCTCTGGCATACGCGCCAAGAATCACAGGCTCTGTAGGGACGAGTAAGGTATCTGAGTCATTTGTCAAATTGTCTTGTGGATCAACTACGTTAAAACGAATTGTATATACACCACTAGGAATCGGGAATATATCTACCTGAGTATCACCGTCTGCAGAAATACCATTGATGTTGTAGTATCTAGGCTCTCCAGTCTCTGCAGTTGCCGAATTTAGAAATACATCATTAAACCAAGTTGATGACCGAGGCTCCATAAAGAAGTTAGCTGTATCATTAATCACATCTAACATACGGAATCTCGAACCAGTGGTATTTAATTCATAGTTAAACACATCTGCTTGAGTCGTAGCAGTCAACGTCTTTCGCAACGCATTCCAGTTCCAAGCGTCTTCTACTTGTCGCTTTGCATCGTTGACAAACTGGCCGATCAATTTACTGTAAGAATTTTCAGTAACAGCAGAGACCTCTCGTTCCCGGAGGCGGATCATCACAGAGTTGACAATATCTAAGTAGGTCATAGCTTACCTATTGGAGTTATACTCGATGATCGAGACCATCATAGTCATGGGTTGAGTAGATGATGCAGTGATCTTGTCACCTGCATTCATGTAAATAAATTCGTTGAATTGACCACCAATCTGAAAGAAGTCTTTAGCGCTAATGGTATAAGTATCTAGAATAGGGAGCGTTGAAGTCTCTGAAGAGTCATAGAAATTTACGGTTACAGTCCCATTAGAGCCGCTGGTATTACTAATATACATTAATACCCAATGCGCTTCTTTATATTCAGGAACTTCATATACGTCTTGAAGCGTTGCTGTAAGAGCCGCTCCGTGTGATCTTTTTGTTGCCATGTTAGTTTACCATAAAAGTCTATAAAAGTCAAGAACTACCAGTTACGGCAAGACCAATACCGAGCAGTCAGCTTGCTTGGCTTGTCAGTATCGCACTTATGTCTTGCCCGAAAGCTCTTGCGGCGATCTGGATCAGACTTCTTAATCTTCATATCAGGATCACCAAAGCGAACCAAACGCACTGTTTCACCTTCTTTGGCGAGTACCGCAAACTTCTTTGGACCATTAGGAGTCCGTTTAGGTTTGTTATACCCACTAAAGGTTTCACCACGATACTTGATTGTCATGCCTTACCTCTACGCTTAGGATTGTTCTTAGCAGTCTGCTTAGCCTTTGCAAACTGTTTAGCCGTTGGAGCGCCTTTGGTTCCGGGCTTACGCATAGTCTCACCAGAGCCTCTAGCAATTCTACGGCGCTTTGCGTGAATGTTGGCATATAGTCCTTTAGACATTTCGTTTTCTCCTAGCTAAGACGCTGGCCAGTGTAACGACAACGGTTTTGATTCGTACAAGTCTTTGGAGTCTTGCACCCTGGACATGTCTTAGATTTTGTAGGCTGAGATTTAGGTTTCTGTGAATACGGCATT